TGCTCAAATAGACGTTAAAATAGCCAAAGAATTAATGTTTAAACAATTATACGGCGGAGTATATGATTCTTATAAAGACTGGGAATTTTTCGCCAAGATAATCGAGTATACTAATAATATATGGTTACAGTTTGAAAAACAAGGTTATGTTCAAGTACCTAATTCAAGTAAAATATTTTACAAAAATGAGTTGGAAAATATGAACCCGCAAAAACTATTTAATTATATACTTCAAAACTTAGAAACATCAAATAATTCTCGTATTATATGGGATATTATAAAAATATTAAAAGATAAAAATACAAAAATAGTATTATACACTTATGATGCTTTATTATTTGATTGGGACAAAGATGAACAAGACGTAATGGATGCTATAGATGATATATTTAAAAAATACAATCTAAAAATTAAATACAATTATGGAACAAACTACGATTTTGCATAAACTATACAATATTTATTGGGAGGACAATTTTGACCTAATAAATAATACAGATTTGAATAATAGATTATTATGCTCTTTTTCTAGTTTAGAAGGATTAGATATTCTTATAGAAAATATTAAGAGTTCATACACCATAATGTATAATAAAATGTTTGTGCTTTATGTTAAAAGTACAGACGAATATGTTATTACATATAATATAGAACAAGGTAATGTTAATAACATGCCATCTAATACAATACTTGTGCATAGAAAAAAAGAACACAACGTATTATACACTATTAACGCTTTAAATGAACTAATCAAAAAATTAAATGGAGGTGTTGTTAACCCAGCATTCCCTATTGAGTGGCAACATTATCGTAATAGTATATTATTAACTACTCAAAATGAATTAAAACAATTAAATACTAAAATTCATAAAATTATAGAATTATGAATAAAGAATTTCAAAGAAGCTATAGCTAAAGTTATTGAAATAATGAATAATTTTAAAAATAGTTTGGCTATTCAAAAATAGGTTATTATATTGATGTTATATTTAAAATTTTATAGTTTATGGATTTAAATGAAATTAAGAGTCGCTTGAACTCTCTACAACAAGCAAAATCATCTAAAGGCGGCGGTGAAAAGAAAAATGTATTTTTCAAACCAGCTATTGGAAAACAAGTAGTTCGTGTTGTACCAAACAAATACAACAAAAAGAACCCATTTACAGAAGTACTAATACATTATGGTATTGGTAACAAAACAATGATCTCTCCTCAAAACTGGGGTGAAAAAGATCCAATTGTTGAGTTCGCAAAAGAACTTCGTAAAACAGGTGACAAAGAAAATTGGCGTTTAGCTAAAAAATTGGAACCAAAAATGCGAGTGTTTGTTCCTGTAGTAGTACGTGGACAAGAAAGCGAAGGTGTTAAATTATGGAATTTCGGTAAGGAAACTTATATGGATTTCTTAAATTTAGCAGACAATGAAGATATTGGTGATTTCACTGATGTAGCAGAAGGTAGAGACATTACATTAAACACTGTAGGTCCTGAAGTAACAGGTACAGCGTATAATAAAACAACTATTATGCCTCGTACTAAACAAACATCATTAGTTGATGATAAAGTACTTATCAAAAAACTACTTGAAGACCAACCAAACCCAATTGAAACGTTTAAAAAATACTCTTATGAGGAAATGAAACAAGCGCTTCAAGAATGGCTAAACCCAGAAGAAACAGAAACTGAAGAAACTGAAGTTGAAGAAACAGTAATTGAAACTCCTAAAACATCAACTAAGAAAAATTACGAGTTAAAAACACCAGCTAAGAAACAAGCAAGTAAAGCAGATAAATTTAATGCTATATTTGAAGATGAAAATGGAAATGAAGATGAAAATAATGGTTATAACGATGATGATTTGCCATTCTAGATATTAAAATAAGCCCCTCAATAGAGGGGTTTATTTACCTTAAAATAAAAATATAATAATATTATGGCTAAGAAAAAAGATAATACAGCATCGCTGAGTGAAATAGTATCCTCTGAACTTAAATCAAGTTTTGATCTCGACAAATATAAAGAGAAAAAACTTATGAATAACAATGTAAAGTTTAAAGAACAAACATGGATACCATTTTCTCCTGCTCTTCAAGACATTCTATCACTCCCAGGTATTCCTGTAGGACACATCACTATTATTAGAGGTAGGTCAAATACAGGTAAAACAACTACTTCTATTGAAGCAGCAACCGAAGCTCAAAAAATGGGTATATTACCTGTAATCATTATCACAGAAATGAAACATGATTGGAATCACTGGAGAACTATGGGATTCCAGATGGAAGATATAGTTGATGAAGAAACAGGAGAAATAATAGATTATAAAGGTTTCTTTTTATATCGAGACAGAAGTACATTAAATTCAATTGAAGATATAGCTACTTTTATGTTAGATATAATTGATGACCAAAACAAAGGAAAACTACCATATAATCTTTTATTTATATGGGATTCTGTAGGTTCAATACCTTGTAATATGAGTATTGAACAAGGTAAAAATAATCCAATGTGGAATGCAGGAGCAATGGCTACTCAATTTGGAAACTTTATAAACCAAAAAATAATGGTATCCAGAAAAGAATCAAGCCAGTTTACTAATACATTTTTAGTTGTAAATAAAGTTGGAGTACAACCAGCAGAAGTACCTATGGGTCGACCAAAAATGACTAATAAAGGCGGTGACACAATGTATTGGGATGCATCTATAGTACTTACTTTTGGAAACATTACCAACTCAGGAACATCTAAAATAGAAGCTACTAAGGATAAAAAGAAAGTAGAATTCGCATTACGTACTAAAATAGCTTGTGATAAAAATCACGTTAATGGTATTACTACAAAAGGAACTATAGTTAGTACAGTTCATGGTTTTATTAAAGATGATCCCAATGCTATTAACAAGTATAAAAAAGAACATGCTCATGAATGGATAAACATTCTTGGAGAAGGAAAATATGATGTAAATATAGATGAATCAGAATGGAATGAAAAATCAGATATATCTGAAATAGTTGATGAAGAATAATATGAGCAATAAAAAAGATTTACTAAAAATACTTAATAACTTATCAGAAGATACAAATCAAGTTGAAGATAAACATCATGATAGAGTTATTTTAATAGATGGTTTAAACATGTTTCTTAGAAACTTTGCTATGATTAATTTCATAAACGAAGCTGGAAATCATGTCGGTGGACTAGGAGGTTTTTTAAGATCATTAGGGTTCTTAATTAACCAAATTCAACCCACTTCTGTATATATAGTATTCGATGGAGTTGGTTCTTCCATAAACCGGAAGAATCTTCTCCCAGAATACAAATCTGGAAGAAATCTAGTTAGAGTTAATGATAAAGTATTTGATGACATAGAAGAAGAACAAGATTCTAAAATAGATCAAGTTCGAAGATTAATACATTATCTTCGATGTCTTCCTGTTAACACCATTTCTATCGATAAAGTAGAAGCCGATGATATTATCGCGTATTATAGCGATATATTACCGAAAAAATATAACTCTAAAGTATATATTGTATCAAACGATAAAGACTACTTACAACTAATAAATGAAAATGTTACTATATATCGCCCAGCAGATAAAGAATTTTTTACTAGAGAAACTATTAAAAATAAGTTTGGTATATTAACAGAAAATTTTATTATTTATAAAACATTACTAGGAGATAACTCAGATAAAATACCAGGTGTAAAAGGATTAGGTGAAAAAGGTATATTTAAACGTTTTCCTGAATTAAAAGATCGAGTAGTAGATTTGGAAGACTTATTTGAATTATGTATACTTAAACATAAAGAGCATAATATATATTCTCAAATAATATTTTCTAAAAATAATCTAGAACGAAATTATAAACTTATGGATCTTAAAAATCCATTATTAGACGATAATGAAAAAGCATATTTAGAAGAAATATCAAATCAACCAATACCTGATTTAAATGTAAGTGGTTTTTTAAGATTATATAATGAAGATGGATTAAGCAAAACAATTAAAAATACAGAATATTGGTTAAACAATACATTTAAAATACTAAATAGTTTTAAAAAATAAAGTTATGACAACAACTACATTATCAAATTTATCTCAATATGGGACTGGATTTCAAGTAAAAGTATTATCATCATTATTAACACATAAAGAATTTTTATTAAACATTTATGATGTGTTAAGTGAAGATTATTTTGATTCACAATCACATAAATGGATAATTAAAGAAATACTAAATTACTATACTAAATACCATACTAACCCATCAATGGAAGTATTAAAGGTAGAATTGAAAAAAATAGATAGTGAAGTATTACAAATCTCTATTAAAGAACAACTTAAAGAAGCATATAAAGCCTCAGACGAAGATTTAAAATATGTTGAAGAAGAATTTAGTAATTTTTGTAAAAACCAACAATTAAAAAAAGCATTATTAAATAGTGTAGATTTATTAAATGCTGGTGATTATGATTCTATTAGGGTTTTAGTTGATAATGCTTTAAAAGCAGGTCAAGATAAAAACATAGGCCATGAATATAATAAAGATACTGAATCACGATATAGAGAAGAACATAGAGCAACAGTACCTACACCTTGGGAAGAATTTAATGAATTATTACAAGGTGGATTAGGCAATGGTGATTTTGGATTAATATTTGGTAATCCAGGTGGTGGTAAATCTTGGGTGTTAGTGGCTTTAGGAGGTGCAGCTGTAAAAGCAGGATATAATGTCTTGCATTACACATTAGAATTAGGTTCAGACTATGTTGGAAGAAGATATGACTCATTCTTTACAGGTATAGATGTTAGTAAAATCACTAAATATAAAAATACTGTAGAAGAAGAAGTATCAAAATTATCAGGTAATTTAATTATTAGAGAATATTCACCAGGCAAAGCATCTATATCTACAATAGAGGCTCATATTAAAAAATGTATTGATTTAGATTTCAAACCCGATTTAATTATTATCGATTATGTCGATCTATTGAGATCAAAGAAAAACAATCGTGAACGAAAGGATGAGATAGATGATATTTATGTTAGCACTAAAGGATTAGCAAGAGAATTAAATATTCCAATATGGTCTGTATCTCAAGTTAATAGAACAGGTGCTAAGGAAGACGTAGTAGAAGGAACATCAGCCGCCGGAAGTTATGATAAAATAATGATTTCTGATGTTTGTATATCACTCTCACGTAAAAAAGAAGACAAAGTAAATGGTACCGGTAGATTCCATATTATGAAAAACAGATATGGAGGAGATGGTATGACTTATAATGCTAAAATAAATACATCTAATGGTGAATTTGAAATATTAGGAGAATATGTTAAAGGTGAAAACGATGAAGACTCAGCATCTTCTAATAATAGAAAAATATCATTTGATCAAATAAATACTATGGATAAAAAAGCACTTAAAAATAAATTTTTTGAAATAAACCACTCTTAATATTTAAAATTATGAACATTGAACAAAGCATTCTAAGTGATATAACTGTCTACATGAAGTATGCTAAATTTTTACCTTCCGTTAACCGCAGAGAAACATGGGAAGAATTAGTAGACAGAAACAAAGGAATGCATTTAGAAAAATTCCCCAACCTAAAAAATGAAATCGAAGAAGCATATCAATTTGTATATGATAAAAAAGTTCTTCCGTCGATGCGTTCAATACAGTTCGCAGGAAAACCCGTTAGTATTAATAATGCTCGTATATTTAACTGCTCTTACTTGCCTATTGATGATATCGCTGCTTTTTCAGAAATAATGTTTTTATTATTATCGGGATGTGGAGTAGGATATTCAGTACAAAGACATCATGTTGAAAAATTACCTCAAGTAAGAAAACCATTAAAATCAAAACGTTATCTAGTAGGTGATAGTATTGAAGGATGGGCGGATTCAGTTAAGGTATTAGTAAAAGCATATTTAAAAGGGGGCCCATTACCATTATTTGATTTTAGAGACATTCGTCCTAAAGGAGCTCAACTTATTACAGTAGGTGGTAAAGCACCTGGTCCAGAACCATTAAAAATCGCGCTAGTTCATGTACAAGCAATATTAGATAGAAAACAAGATGGTGAATATTTAACACCACTCGATTGCCATGATATTATCTGTCACTTAGCAGACGCTGTATTGTCTGGTGGTATTCGTAGAGCAGCATTAATAGCATTATTCAATTTGGATGATGAAGATATGTTGACTTGTAAATTTGGAAATTGGTGGGAAGATAATCCACAACGCGGAAGAGCAAATAATACTGCGGTATTAATCAAATCTAAAATTGAAAAAGATACATTCCTTGAATTATGGAAAAAAATTGAATTAAGCAATAGTGGAGAACCAGGATTTATATTCTCAAATGATAAAGATGCTGGAACTAATCCATGTGCTGAAATTAATTTAAAACCAAACCAGTTTTGTAATCTCTGCGAAGTAAACGCTTCTACTGTTGAATCACAGGATGACCTGAATGCGCGTGTGAAAGCAGCAGCTTTCATTGGTACTTTGCAAGCATCATACACAGATTTCCATTACCTAAGAGAAATATGGAAAAAAACAACTGAAAAAGAAGCATTATTAGGAATCGGAATGACCGGTATAGCTTCGGGTGCTGTGTTAAATTATAGTTTAAAAGAAGCCGCTAAAATAGCTGTTGAAGAAAACGCAAGAATAGCCGAAATTATAGGTATTAATAAAGCAGCTCGTATTACAACAGTAAAACCAAGTGGTACTACATCATTAGTATTAGGTACTTCATCTGGTATCCATGCTTGGCATGATGATTTCTATTTAAGAAGAATCCGTATTGGTAAAAACGAAGCATTATATACTCACCTTCTTATTCACCATCCAGAATTACTTGAAGATGATTTCTTTAAACCAAACATACAAGCAATTGTAACAATACCACAAAAAGCACCAGAAAACGCGATTGTACGTCCTACAGAAACAGCTATTGAATTACTAGAACGTATTAAAAAGTTCAATAAAGAATGGATAAAACCCGGACATAGACGCGGTTCTAATATGCATAATGTATCTGCTACGGTAAACATTAAACAAAACGAATGGGAAACTGTAGGAGATTGGTTATGGGATAATAAAGAATATTTTACAGCTTTATCATTCCTGCCGGAAGATTTGGGTACTTATGTTCAAGCTCCTTTCGAAACAATCACCGAAGAACAATTTAATGAACGTGTAACACATTTACATTCATTAGATTTATCAAAAGTAGTTGAATTTGATGATATGACAGCTTTAATGGATCAAGCAGCTTGTGCAGGGCCTGGAGGAAGTTGCGAAATAATATAAAATATATTTAAATATTAATAAAAGATAGGGGACCTTTTAGGTCCCCTTAATATTTATAGGAAAAGGTTATTCAAATTGTTTTTTATTTAACATTTTAAACATTTTTATAACCAAATGAAAAAAATTATTTTATTTATTCTAGTTGCGCTGTTGCCGTTTCTAGTTAAAAGTCAAACAATCCCCGCAGCTCCTGGTACAGGACATTATGTAATTATTGATACTGGGTACAATGTAGGTCCAACCGCAACAGGTACAACTACTGCTACTCTTTATTTCAGAAACAGCACTACTAGTGATAAAATCACAGGTATGCAATTTAGAATATGGTACGATAGTCTAGCATTTAATGGTGCTTCTCCAACAGTATCATTACTTTATAGTTCTGCTAACAAATATATACAATATGTTACTGATACAACTCATGGTAGTATCACTATCACTTTAGTTTATACTGGTAGTAGTTCAACTTATAATTTAGGAGATAGCGCGGCTTTTGCTATTACTTTCACTCACAATACTAATACATCTTTATTCAATACTTTAGATAGTATAAAAACACTAAAAGTATCAGGCGCTCAAACATACACTAATTTAGCGTCTACTGTTTATGGTAATGATACTACATTAACTATTTACAGTTATGGTGGTAGATTTAATCGTCCTTTCCTTCATTATCATGGTCAATTTGTAAATGTTACCGGTACTAACACTAGAAACATAACTGTTTCTTTAGAGAAAAAACCTAAAACAAGTGGTACTTGGGTTAATATAAGTACTCAAACAACAGGTGCTGATGGTAAATTTAATTTTACAACTATATTAGATACTACTTATTGGGCTGCTAGATTAAATATTGAAGGTGATACAATGAATATAGGTAATATTATATCAACAGCCGATGCTCAAAAAATAAATCGTTTTGTACTTGGATTAGACAATCCTCAAGCTTTTGATTTTTACACTTCTGATGTAAACGGAGACCATAAAATATCGATTTCAGATGAATATACTGTTTATGGTAGAATAGCAGGTAGATTTAGTACTTGGGTAAATGGTGTTAAAGATGTTTTATTCTTTACCTCAACCGAATATAGTACTATTTCTTCAAACCCAAATACAAATTATACAGCAACTATCTCAGGTACAACAAACGTATTATTTAATATAGTTGGTGGTAGCGTCGATTCAGTAACATATTATGTTGTGGGTGTAGGTGATGCTAATGGTACTGGATTTAAAATGGCTAAACTTACTCCAATTCAAATTATTAATCCCAACAATAACAACTATATAATAGATGAAACTGTTGAGTATTATGTAAATAATTTAAATACAATTGAAGTTAATTTACCTTCATTATCAGTAGATGCAGGTAATTTAGTAAATATACCTATTAAAGTACTTACAAATGGCGAACAAATAGGTTCATTACAGTTAGCTTTAAAATTTGATACTACATTACTTGATTTTAAAGGTGTAATATCTGAGGAAAAAGTAGGTAATTGGATGTCATTTATAAACCCAAACAGTGGAGTAGTTGAATGGGGTGGATTTGATGCTAGTAATAATCAACATCTTTTAAATAATGAAGATCAAGTAGTAACATTACAATTTTTAGCTAAACAACCTAAAGATAATTGGACAACTTCTCCAATATATGTTACTCGTAAATTTGCAGGTAATGCTTTAGCTACTGATTTAAATATTAATCCTACTGATGGTAGAATTGAAGTTATGAGAATGTCTTCACCTGCTATTAATACAGATAATAATATTGCTTCTATTAATGTTTATCCTAATCCAACTAGTGGAGAAGTAGTAATTCATTTTTCTGTTCCTAAAGATGGTAATGTGACAGTTGCTTTTTATGATGTTAACGGAAAGAAAAAATACACAGTAATACAAACCACAATGCCTAAAGGTGTTTATGCTTACAAAGCAAATATAGATGGATTAGCTAAAGGAGCATATAACGTTGTAATAACAACAAATGAATCATCAGCTTACAATAAAACAATTTTAAACTAAAACAAAACAAATTATGTCAGAAGAAACAAAAACAACCGACGGGGGTTGGTCAGGTCTAAAGAAAACATTAATAGGTACACTTACAACAGTTATCGCTGGTGCTGGTGTTTGGGTAAGTTCATTTTTGGGTGGTCATAAAGAAGAACCTAAAGCAGAACCTAAAGCCGCTACTGCTGCCCCTGCTCCAGCTGCTGCTGCTCCTGCCGCTGCTCCTGTGATTATTAATTTATCAAATAATAACACAAACCAACAAAAACAAACAGGTGGTAGTGCAACAGCCTCAGCTGCTACTAAAGAAAAACCAGTTGAGAAAAAAGAAACTAAAAAGAGCGAAACACAAGATGCTCCTTGGTAATTAAAATTAACTCTATGAAAATATTATATGTTATAGCTTTAATGCTGTTACCCTTTATTAGTGTTGCTCAAATCGGTTCTATTAAAACCGAACAATATCATGCCCGCTTTGAAAAAGGAATCTCATTAGATAGTGTTCTTAATTATAAGGACACTGTCAAAATTCCTATTCAATTATTAAAAGTAGGAATCAATTCAGAACTATATGAAATGTATCCTGAATTAAAAGATAAACGTGTTGGTTTGGGTGTAACAAACATTGTAATTGAATTTTTAGAAGAAACCAATCGCTTTGTATTTACTGAAGATAAATTAGAAATCAAAGAAAGAATGATTGCTGAATATAAAGCATCAGCAAAAGGTTTTACTGAAAATAAAATAGATGGTAAAGGTAAAATCAAATTAGCCAAATATTTTGTTTATATCGAAGTATATGACTTTTCAGTATCTGAAGATGAAATAGTAAAAGCTAAAGATGGATCTAAAGTTACTCAAACAACTCGTTTAGGTTTACAAATCAAGTTTGTAGATGCAGAATCAGGAGAAATAATAACTGGTAGTGATATGGGTGAGGCTTCAACTGTAAAAACATCTAATCTTTTAGGTGACATAGATGAAATTAAATTTAATCAATCCACAATAGGTATTTCTACTAAAAAAGCACTTGAATCTGCTTCAGTAAATGTCATTTTAAAATTGATTAAAAAAGGTGTATTTAAAAACTAAAATATTAATCTTATTAGTATTGTTTGGACTGACTTCTTATGGTCAGTCTTTTACATATTCCTATAAAGATCCATGTAATGGTACTTTAAAAACATTAATAATACCAGCAAGCCAAAATACAATATCTGTTACTTACTATAATCAAATACAAACATTTAATATAAACGATTTTTCTAATGGTGTTTTTGATAAGTGGGTATCAAATACTTACAGTCAATATAGCGTTACATCTCCTTGTAGTGGATTAGCATTTACTGCTACTACTAAACAAAACCAAGAACTTACAGCTACATTAACCGGGCTAGTAACCACTTTAACAAACCTAAACTTCCCCGATCCTAATACTCCAGACCCAGGTGAACCCGTTCCTACCCCTGATATTCCTTCAGGTGGTGGTTCTTCAGATGTATTAAGTGGTACAAGTAATAGTGTAACATCATCAAGTGGAGGTGGAAGCGATTCAAAACCATCTTCAAGTTCTAAAGACAAACCAGGAGTATTAAAACCAACAATTGTAGGTAGTTCAGATCTACTTGCTTTTAGCAATACAGATGCTTCTAAAGGTGGTAAAGTATCAGGTGGTTATACTTCTACAAGATGGGATGGTAAAGTATCTCATGGTATAATGTTTGATTATTCAACTAATATCCAAGGTCCTAATATAACTGGATTTTATTCGTTTGCTAAAGGTAAAAGAATGAATTTGATATCAAATACTATTTCTATTGGTTTTAGTGGGAAAGGATTATTTTATAGTACATTAGCTGCTGGTCAACTTAGAAATTATAAAAAAATAAAAATAATAGGTTTATTAGCAGGTACGTATGGAGAAATGTATCAACAAAAACTTATAGGTACTTCTATAATAACTGGTTTGATGTATGATATGAAAGTAGGTAAAAAAATAGCAATAAAATTTACAAATTTGTTTGTATATTCTCCTTACATGCAATATTACAATGATATGTTATTAAAATCACCTTATGTTATTTTACCTTCTATTGGTACAAATTTAAGTTTATCTAAATCATTTAAATTTAATATCAATGCAGGTGGTGCTTATCAAGTTAATAGCGGAGCTCTTAATTATACAATAACAATAGGAACAAGGTTAGCATTATGATAAAATATATTTTAACTATATTATTTACCTTATTTTCTCTAGCACTACTAGGACAAACATTTACTTATTCAGGATACATTTATAATGCTGATGGTAGTGGAGCAGGTAATGTTCCTGTTAAATTATATTCAAGAACCACCACCACCACTGTTGTAAGTAATTTAAATACAAAGATATACTCAACACACAATGGAAACGGTAGCACAAACCAGTACAACCAGTATGCAAGTACTGTAACCGATATGGGTTACTTTTTCAACACAGGATATAGCAACACTAGGTTAAACTGGTCCGGTACTTTACCTGCTACTACCGTGTTAAATTGGGGTACCTGGACTACTCTATATTATGCAGGAGCTAGTGTACCAAATGGAGGAGATTATTTTTCAACCGATGTTACAGCCACCTTTGTACCTAAAGAAACAGGTACATACTATTTTGGTGTTAATTCAGATGATGCTGGTGATATTTTAATAAACGGAAGTCTAGTTGCTTCTTATTATGGTGGTCATGGTATGGGAGGATATCAAATAGGTGGTATTTCTATGACAGCCGGCACATCTTATACCTTTGAAGCAAGACAACAAGAATATGGTGGTGGTGAAGGTTTGGCTGTTGCTTGGAAAAGACCATCTCAATCAACTTATACTTTACAAACAGACGAGATAGGAACTGCTACCACAACTACTTCTGCTTGGTCTTTATATGGGACTTACTACACAGATTCTACAGGTAAGT